GGGAATTTCTGCCCGCTGAGGGTTGGCGATGATGCCGTCGATGTCGGGCATCTGCGAGGTGACCTTCAGGTAGACTTGGAAGTCAGACGCAGCCTCGGTGCCGACCTGCCCAGCGATGGAGTAGGACATGCACAGGGGATCGACGTTGAACCGTGACAGGATCGTGCTGACCCGGTCCCATGAGCGGGGCGAGGGGCAGGCTGTCTGGTCGCGGTCGAACTTGTGCAGGTACTCGGGACGCGCCCTCAGGTATCCGCACACACGCTCGTCGCCACCGTTGCGGGACAGGTATGCCACCACATCCTCGAGGTCAGCCTCGACGGGCAGGAACATCATGCGGTCACGCAGGTGGGTCGGGATGGCGCTGGTGCCAGCCTTGTCCGACAGTCGGTTGCCTGCCGCCACGATGGCCACGTTGTCGGGAAGCTGACGCTTGCCGATGCGGCGCTCGTTGGTGAGCTGTGCGAAGATGTTCTGCACTGCGGTGGTGGACTGCGGCAGCTCGTCCAGCGACAGCATGGCGGGGGTCGATCCGTCCGGCCACCAATCCGGCTTGCTGCGCTTCATCTCATCCGACCCCTCGACCGGGAGCGCCCAGCCTGCAAGCTCTGCCGGGTCGTACTGCGATCCGATCAGGGTGATGACCTCAAGGCCAAGGCGCTGAGCCACCTGCTTGTGGCCCTCGGTCTTGCCAAGGCCCGGTGCGCCCTCCCAGTAGGGGATGATCATGTCGGCGGCGCGCCACTTGCCCGCTGCAAGGGCGTCGAGCTGTGCTTTGACTGCTTCACTGGTGATCTGGATAGCTTGGGAAATCTTCATGGTTGCCTCCTCAGGCGTTGAAAAGTTCGATTGAACTTTGGCGGTCACCCGCCAAAGAAATGCTCAAGGATCGCCCCGAACAGGACGATCACGATCAGGAACACGACAGGGATGATGGCGGCGGTCATTGATCCACCTCCACCAGCTTCCCGTCCGACATCTCCTGATAGACGGGGATGGGTTGCCACCCCCATGGGCCGAGTTGCTCCAGCCTGTAATTGATGACTGGCATCTCCGGCCCTTCGTTGCCGAAGGCGTCCTTCGCCCGTTGCATCCCGGCGATGTAGTTGACGGCACGGATCGCACCGTCAAACGACTGCTCTACTGTCTTCCATTTAGCCATTCTGCCCTCCTATGCGTGAAACTCCACCACACCAAAGTCATCGCCGCTGATGATGGCAAAGGCGAACGCTCCGGGGTGGTCGTTCTCGAACCGCTCTCGCGCCTCGAAGTGGGTCTGACATGAGTAGATTTCGTAGGCCATGTTCAGGTCTTCGTCCTGCCATATGAAGAGCCACCGCATCACTCGTCGCCCTCCTTGATGGTTGCGTTCTTGAAGTCGTCCTCATGCATGGCAGGCTTGCCCACCCCCTCGAAGATGTACTTGTTGAAGGTGTGGCGGGCCTCATCGAGGGTCTCTCCGCCGATGCATGCGGGGGCGTAGCCCATCAGCGATCCATCGTCGTTGTAGAACACCTCTTTCAGCTCGAACCAGTCCTCTCCCTTGGCCTCAGATGGCACGTTCACAAGGCGATAGTTCCAGTGCATCACACCTCCTCCCCGTATGCCTTCAGTGCGGTGCGTAGACGCTGCACAAGCTCAGCACGGCGCAGGTAGAACGTCATGAGGCTGACATCCTCATAGTCCGGCACTTCGCCGTACTTGCTGTTGGTGATGTCGCCCTCGGCACAGGCCAGAGCTACGTTGGCCTGATCGAGGGTCAGCACGATGACCCCTTCGCCCTTCCATTCTTTCTTTGACATCAGTTCGATCCTTCCGTTGATTGCTGATCTTCTTTGGGCCAGCCCATCTCGCGCAGGTTGGCCACCACATATGGCACCAGTGCGGTCGATGCCTGCGCTGCCTTCTGGGCCTCATCCTTGGGCGGCTCCACTGGCAGGTACTTGTGCAGCTCTGGTTCAAGCAGGGTCTTGGCCTGCTTCAGGGTGCGGATGCCCGCCAGCATGGTGGTTAGCTTATCCCGCATGGAGCGGCAGGCCTTGCCCTGCTCTTCGGCAAGACGGATGCAATGGTCCACCGGAACTCGGACCTCGGCCAAGAGCTTCTTGGTCACCGCATCGTCGCTGTCGTTGTAGTGCGGGCGGTTCAGGTAGAGGGTGCCGTTGGCAAACCTTCCGCCCCAGTAGACAGAGCCAACGCCACCAGTGTATTCCCCGTAGGCTGTGCAGTGTCGTTGGTTCAGGAACTGGCGCGTGTCCTCGTTGTCGTAGACCGCCCGGACCTCGTCCGGCATCATCTCACAGGCCTTAGCCTGCACGATGCCGTTGACGATCTTTCCGTAGTCAGTCTGGGGGACGTCAGCCATGATCTTGCTGACGATCTCGGCCTTGTGGACCCTGTTCAGTTGCATGCTTTCCTCCTTGGTTGGCGCATGGGATGGGGGCTGGCGATCCAGCCCCACACCGATGCGTCAGAAGGTGTTGAACACCTCATTGGCCAGCTCGTTGGCGCGCTGTGCCTCAAGCTCAGCCTGCTGTGCGGCGTCAGATGCAGCGGCCCGTGCAGCCTTCAGCTCGCGCAGCGCATCCTCGAAGCGGTCCCAGTCTTCCTGCTCATACTTGCTGGGCTTGAAGACCCCCTGCACACGGTTGCCGTCATCATCCTTGCGGGTGGTGAACTTACCGATCAGGTTCTCGGCCATGATGACCATGGGGTCTTTGTCGCTCTCGCCGTTCACGGCCTTGGACAGTTTGTTCTCGCTGTCGATGTTCTCGCTGTCCAAGATCGCCTTGACCAGCGCAGGGGTGGCCTGCGTGGGGATGTCCAGCACACGCAGTGCGCCGACAGAGTTTTCAAGGTAGCGCTTGGCGGTCGCCTCCTTCACGCCCGCCTCCTCGATCAGGCCTTTGTATACCTGCTTGCTGATGGCGCGGGGCAGGTTGCCCTTCACAAGCTTCTGGCCTGACAGGCCTGCGATCAGCGCCGAATAGGCCCCGATCTTCTGGCCGTTGGCCTCGGCGGTGCGTTCCTTGGCCTCGCCCTTGAGGTTGGTGATCGAGGTCTCACGGGTGGCGATCTCGTCGAACACTGCGCGGTCGATGGTGGTGGTCATGGTCTTCTCCTTGGGTTGAAGGTCTCTTTTCTCTTCTGCGGACCTGAAGCATGGGATGGCCACCCCGCAGGGTGGCACACCGATGATCCAGTCAAACGCCGTCCCTGATGGCGAGGAGGTTGATGGCGAGGAGGTGGTCATCCTCGATGAGCTTAGCGGCCTCATCCAGAAGGTCGTTGGCCATGGCATCGAGGATGCGGAAACGCTCGCAATAGATGTCGCTGTCGCGCTTCCAAGCGTCACGGTCGCCGATGTAGTCCCGGCCATGGGGTGACAGCTCTTGAAGCGCCCGCATGGCCTCATGGACTGCGCGGCGGGCTTCAATCCGCATCTTCACTAGGTCATCGCGGCTGGTGCCGTTGATGTTCACGATGGGTTGCATGATGGGCATGGCGGTGATCCTCAGAAGGGAAGGGATGGCAGGGAAACTGGCTTGGCCTGCCCATACTGGGACAGTTCGATGGTGCGGGCGGCGTAGACGATTTGCGACATGATAAGTCTCCGTTGGTTGATTGATTGCACTGGCACACAGGATGCCTGCCCCGTGGGGCAGGTCACCAGTAGGTCAGTCTTTGAAACGGAAGTAGGCTGATGGGTCCAGTCCGTTCCCATTGCAGTCCCAGCACCTGACGTATGACCCCTTTGTCACGTCCTTGTGCATGGTTTTCTCCGCATCCGCCCCCGTCCCATTGCAGGAGGGGCAAAGGTGTCCGCTGGTCAGCGGTTTCGGTATGGTTCCTGTCATGATGTCTCCTTAGTCGCATGAGGAATAGCGGGACGACTGCAGCATCCATACCTCGCCGGACTGCCACACCGTGAAGGTGTAGCCGTACCCCGGCCCAAGCAGCGCCTTGCTGCGCTGGCCCTCAGCCTCAGCCTCTTCTTTCGTTTGGAACAGTTCGATGCGGTTGATCATGTCAGTACCCCAGCCAGATTAGGACGTCCTGTGCCGGGTACTCTTCCCGGTCGCCCAGATCGTCGATGAAGGTGCCGATCTCATCGCTCAGGCCATGGTCGGCAATCTCTTTCAGGGCGCGGTCACGGGTGATCATGATGCCCTCGGCGCTTTCGAAATAGGTCATGCTGCGTCTCCTTTGATCTCTGCGAGGGCTGCGCGGGCGACCAAGCTATCGTCAGCATCCCACGGCATGGCTTCCACCGCGTAATACTCCAACGCCTTCACCGCCTTCGCCAGCTCGGCAATCAGGGCTTCAATGCGGTTGGCGGCGGCAACGTCATCGTCCCACGTTGCACCCTCCCGCAGCCGTGCGATCAGTTCTTCGTCGGTCATGGGCCTCTCCTCAGAATGACGGCTCATCGCCGGGATGTTTCGGCTTCCATTGCGGCGGCGCATAGCAGGCCGCTTTGGGTTGCTCTGGTGGTGGTGCCTGCCGGGGGGACAACCCCCAGCAGGTCTAGGTGCTGTTCTAGGGTCATGCCAGAAGGGCTGCGGCGCGGCGCTCAGCCTCTGCCATGGTGATGCCCTCAGCGATGGCGTAGCGCTCGATCAGGCCAGCGCAGCGTTCTGCTGCACCGGGATAGGAGGCGCGAAGGATGCGGGCGGCGTTCTGCAGGATCATGGTCGATGACATGTTGTTTCCTTTCGGTGTTGGTTTCTGTTCACTGGCACTCAGGATGCCAGCCCCGCAGGGCTGGACACCAGAGGGTCAGGCGATGAAGTGGGCCATCACGCCCCGCTCCATGGGCTCGGTTGTCTGCAGCGACCACCCGTTCAGGATGGCGTGATCGACAGCGGCGAGGTGGCTTTCGAACCAGATGTGCAGGTGGTGCTTCATGCTGCCACCTTCTGGCGCTTGGCCACCACTGCTTTGACGCATGCCTGTGCCGTGTCGAACATCAGGCGTTCTTCTGGGCTCATGAAGATCAGGCGGGCAATGCTCACCTTGTGCGGGTTGATCTCCATCATGCATCCCTGCCAGTAGGCTGCAGCCAGTGTGCCCATGGGTGGGCAGGTGGCCTTCAGGTGGCCCTTGCGTGGGCCGGACTGTGCAACGGCGAGGCGGTGGGCTTCATTCACTTGTGCTTCACTGATCATGGTTTTCTCCTTTGATTGAACCACCAGAACACCCGGCGCACCGGGTGCTCAAATTGTTCAATTGAATAAATCAGGGTTGATGCCTCGGATGGAGCGTCTGGGCTTGGCGGTCATCCGCGCTTACAGCTTGGGCCTATCGGCGGTGCCCAGAGAAACAGCGGGCGACGAAGTGAAGACAAAAGAGCGGGTCAATCGGTAACAGGTCACTGGGCACCCCCTATGTAAGCCTTTTCCACAGACTGACTGTCAATAGGGGTCAAATGACGTTTGGTGTCGTTTGGTGCACTTTATCGACCAGATAGACCATTGTGTGTCATTGGTGCAACACATTGGTATTGCCTTGGTATGGTGCTGGTGTGGTGTTGGTCTGGTTTGGTCCTGTCTCGCAGCTCATCGAAACAGGGTGATTTCGGGGTGTGTCGTGGGGGTGATTCGTTTTGGGAATGTTTTTGCATATCAATGGGTTGTGCCGTTCGATGCTGTGCGGTTAAAGCCCGCCCTTTTGCCCCCGGTTCTGGGTCACCCGAGCGCAGCGACATGCAGGTGCAATCGTTCCTGTGTGGTGGTATCGTTCAGGCACAGATCACAGGCACCAGATGCCTGCACCAGATGAGGATCACAGCATGACCGATAACATCGATGAGACCCCCAAGCCAAAGGCCAAGAGGATCGCGCCCGCCAAGGGTTCGCGCCCGTCCCGAGCGAAGCGACACCTTGCGGTCGTCGCAGGAACAGACACAGAGACACCCAAGGCGAAGCCAACCAAGGGAGGGGGTGTCGGAGCAGTGAAGGGTGCCACCAACATCCTCACAGGGCTGACGGATAAGCAGGAGGCCTTTGCCCTCGCAGTGGTCGATGGCAAGAACGCATCCGATGCATACAGGCTGGCCTATGATGCCGAAAAGATGGCAGCGCCCTCAGTGTGGACAGAGGCCTGCCTGCTGCTGTCTCACCCAAAGGTCGCCCACAGGATCACTGAGCTAAGCCTCGAAAAAGAGCATCAACGGCGCATGTTGGCGGTCAGTCGGGCCGAGCGTGTGCTGGATCGCCTCGAGAAACTGGCCGAGACCAGCAAGGCCGACAGCGTCCGTGTCCGGGCCAATGAGCTACTGGGCAAGACCGCTGGGCTGTTCGCCGACCAGATCGAGATCGAGGACAAGACAGACCGCAGCACCGCTGACATCGAGCAATCCATTGCCATCAAGCTGGCA